CGTTCCTTTTCTAACCCACAAAACACCTCGATCAGCCACGATCAGACTGGATCAGATTGATCAACCTTGAAACGGGTGAGATAAGCGTAGATCAGGCTTATTCAGGATTAGGAGGTGTGCAAACACCGCGTATTCACTCAAAACTAAGTGATTTGCCGTCTAAAGGTCAAGACATCATCGATCTTGCTACTGAACTTGGCATCAATCTTATGGAATGGCAAAAATTCGTGTGCATTCATGGTCACAAAATCCGAGCCGATGGTCGCTGGGCTCATTCTGAACTTGGTTTGATTATGGCACGCCAGCAAGGTAAGTCCACTTTGATGATGCTTAGGATTTTGACAGGAATGTTTGTGTGGGGCGAAGGCTTGCAGCTTGCATCAGCTCACAGACTTACAACTTCACTTGAAACATTTAGACAGATTGTTGGCTTGATTGAAACAAATCCCAAGTTGGAAAAGGAAGTAAAGAAAATCCGGTGGCAACATGGTGCTGAGGAAATTGAATTATTTGGTAACAGGCGATTTGTTGTAAAGGCTGCAAACAATGCAGCTAGAGGATTAAGCAAACCTGAAACTATCCACCTTGATGAGTTGAGAGAATATAAAGATGAAGATGCTTGGTCATCAATGCGCTATTCAATGATGGCTGCTAAAAATCCGCAAGTATGGATTTATTCCTCAGCTGGTGATCAACATTCCGTAATCCTAAACAAATTGCGTGAGAGGGCATTGTCGTCAGCCACGACTAATGACCCGATAGGTTGGTTTGAGTGGAGTGCTGAACCAGATTCGCCGATTACCCTTCCGTCAGGTGAAATCAACTGGCCAGCATTCGCTCAAGCCAATCCATCATTAGGAATAACAATTCACCCAGATAACTTAAAAGCCGTAATCAATGATCCGCCTGATATTGTAAAAACCGAAGTTATGGCAATGTGGGTGGACACAATAAATTCTGCTATAGATGCGCAAAAGTGGGCAATGTGTCAGATAGATGCAATTCCGCTAGATCCTGAACAACCTACTTGGCTTGGCTTAGATTTAAGTCCTGATAGAAAATTTGGCGCATTAGTAGCTGCTCAAAGATTATCGGGTGAAAGATTTTATATTCAATTGCTTCATACTTGGTCAAACGATTACAGCTTGAATGATTTAGCGGTTGCAAACGATATTGCGCCCTATGTTAGAAAATACAACACGCAAACTGTGGCTTTTAGCAAAAGAACAAGCATGGCAGTTGCTAGCCGTCTAAATTCTGCCGGAATCCAAATTACTGATATGGATGGGGCTATTTATGCAGAATCGTGCGACAGGTGGCTTGGTGCAATTAACTCGCACAGGCTTCAGCATTCGGGGCAAGAGGAATTGACCCAACAAACATTATCAGCTGCTAAATTGCCATTTGGTGATGGATCTTGGATTATTGGAAGGCGAGCAAGTAGGGTTGCGGTTTGTGCATCAGTCGCCTCAGCATTGGTTACTTATTTTGCGACACAACCAGAAACGGAAATAGATATACAAGTCGGATAATTTGGATTTATGGTATATTATGTGCTAATGGGATTATTTGACCGTTTTACCACAAAGCAGACAATTCAACCAGTAGATGTTGCTGCTGCATTAGCACCTTACAACGCACAACAATTAGTTGGCGGAATTTTATTTGGAACAACAACTGCAACGCGTGAACAATACATGGCAATACCATCTGGAGCACGCGCAAGAAATATAATTTGTTCAACAGTCGGATCTTTACCGCTTGAACAATATAATCATTTTACAAATGAACACATAAGACCAAACCGCGTAATTATGCAACCAGATCCAAGAGTTGCAGGTTCTGCTATCTATGCATGGTTGGCGGAAGATATTTTATTATACGGAGTTGGCTATGGAATGATTATGGATGCCTACTCATCAACTGATGCATCAAGAATTAGAGCATGGACAAGAATTGCACCAAACAGAGTATTTGCATCATTAAATGGCAACAGCACAGAAATCGAATATTACACAGTAGATGGCAAAAGAGTTCCACCATTTGGAATTGGTTCATTAATTGTATTTAACGGATTAGATGAAGGAATTCTAAATCGTGCAGGTCGCACTATTAAAGCAGCTGCTGAATTAGAAAAAGCTGCTGAAATGTATGCAAAAGAGCCAATGCCACAAATGGTTCTTAAATCAAATGGCACAAATTTAACTCCAGAGCGAATTACAAAATTATTAGAATCATGGAGAGTGTCAAGATCAACAAGAGCAACCGCATTCTTAAATGCTGATGTTGAATTACAAGCATTAGGTTTTGATCCTGCCAAACTTCAACTCAATGAAGCCCGTCAATACCTCGCTCTGGAAATTAGCAGAGCAAGCGGAATTCCTGCAAGTTTCGTATCTGCTGAAACTACTTCAATGACTTATTCAAATATGACAGCTGAAAGAAAAGCATTGATTGATTTTTCACTTCGTCCAATACTTACAGCAATTGAACAAAGATTATCTCAAGCAGATTTTGTGCCTAATGGCATGGAAGTCCGTTTTGATATTGATGATTTCTTGCGTGGATCTGCTTTAGAGCGTGCGCAAGTTTATGAAATCCTAAACCGCATTGGCGCAATGAGCGTTGAGCAAATCCAAGAGGAGGAGGACTTAATCCGATGAAGATTAATTTCCCAATAGAAATAACAGCTGCCGATACAAACAAACGCACAATCTCAGGAAAGATAGTTACATGGGATGAGCAAGGTTCAACTAGCGCAGGATTAACAGTATTTGAAAAAGACAGCATTGATTTCTCTAAGCCAGTCAAATTATTGCTTGAGCATGAAAGAACTAAGCCACTTGGAAAACTTGTTGATATAACTGCCACAGATACAGGCTTGGAGGCAACATTTCGTTTGGCTAAGACTTTTTCTGCAGATGATGCATTAGAGGAGGCTGCAACTGGGCTTCGTGATGGATTTAGCGTGGGTGTAAAAATTAATGAATGGAAAAATGAGGAAGGCGTGCTAAGAATAAAATCAAGCACACTTCAAGAAGTTTCACTCGTAACAGATCCAGCAATTGACAGCGCAAGAGTGGCTGAAGTTGCAGCTAGTGAAACACCAGAGAATTCCGAAGCAACCGCTGAGGAAACCACAACAAAGGAGAACAAAGTGTCAGAAATTATTTCTGAAGCTCCTATCGCGACCGAAGCGGTAGAAGCGGCACAAGCTCCAGTTGTAACTGCTCAATACATGGCATACACAAAGCCACGCGTTGACACAAATGTTACAGCAGGACAATATCTAAATGCACAAATCAAAGCACTAGGTGGCGACAATGATGCTCGTGACCTACTTGCAGCATTACAGATTGCAACAGTTACTGAGAACACCGGAACTGTTCCACCAAACTATTTGCGCGATCTAATCGGCATAATTGATTCAAGCCGTCCATTTATTGATTCAATTGAGCGAGCACCACTACCAGCAACAGGAATGAAAATTTTTACACCTAAGTTGGGAACACAAGCAACTGTTGCAGTAACTTCAGAAGGTTCAGAGTTTTCATCAACTGACACCGCTGTTACATTTCAAGAAGACACAATTGTTAAGTTCGCTGGTGCTAATGTAGTCAATGTTGAGTTGTTTGATCGTTCAGACCCAGCATTCGCAGAATTATTGGTTCGTGAGTTAGCTGCATCTTATGCACAAAAAACCGATCAATATGCTGCACAAATCGCATCACAGAATGCAAGTGCATCAACTGGCGCATCAATCTACGCATCAATTGTTGATGGAATTTCTGATTCCTATGGCGTAATGCGCTTTACACCAAATCGACTATTGGTTGCTCCTTCAGGTGGAACGAACGGCATTGACTTTGCTGGATTACTTGCAGCAACAGCTGATAGCCGTCCACTATTTGCAGCAGCAGCACCACAAAATGCTGCCGGCGTGATTACACAAGGATCAACAAACGGCACAGTTGCTGGACTTGATTTAGTTGTAAGCCCTAACTACACAGGTGATGATGCTAAC